TTTAAAAAATCATAAAAATGAGGTGAATTATGAGTATTAACTTTAAAGAAGTTTATGGAGATAGAATTTTAGAAATAAATAAACAGATTAGAGCTGCAGTTAAAAATAAAAAGTGGAAAGAAGTAGCAAAGCTTGAAGCTGAAAAAGTAGATTTACAAGAAAGAATAAGCAAAATGGAGGGTTAAGAATGAATGAATTAATAAAAATAACAACTGGTGAGAATGGTGAAAAATTAGTTAGTGCTAGAGAATTACATGAGTTTTTAAATGTAAACAGTAAATTTAACGATTGGATCACTAATAGAATAAATAAGTATGAGTTTGAAGAAAGTATGGACTATACTAAAATTTTAGTACAGTGCAACAGAGGACAAAATGAATATGATTATATAGTAATAGCAGATGTTGCTAAAGAATTAGCTATGGTAGAAAATAATGAAAAGGGTAAAGAAGCAAGAAAGTATTTCATAAATGTAGAAAATAATTACAAATATGAATTACTTAAAATCCAAGATAAAGCATATAGAAAAATTGGACAACTTCAAATGGAAGTACAAGCTCTTAAAGAAAGAATACCAAGACCAGTTTTAATTGCTAAAAGAGAAATAGATGTAATTGCTCTATTTAATTATATAAATGAATTATCAGGTGATGGATTATTATTTGATGAAATGTATTATAAAATTGATAGAACGAAAGGATCTCTTTCAATTGATATAAGAAAAACATATAAAGTATTGAGAGAAAAGTATAAAGATATAGAAATGTTTGAATCTCAACCAATTGCAATAGAAAGAGCCTTGGATAAACAGAATTTCTGTTATGGAACTAATTTTATAACAAAGTTAATGAATGATAAATATGAAATGTATCCAACTCATGTTGCAATAATAGATATTGAAAAATTAGAAGAAGTAGGAGCTTGTATTGATAATTTACATTAGGAGGGAATAATAAGTGGAAGAAAATAAGTTTAAGAAAACAGAGTATACTCTATATAATTATAAAAGTTTGGATATAAAAATTAAAAATATAGATATTGACATAGATAATTTAGAAAATGACATATCATGTGCAGGTGTATCATGGGAACAAAGACCAAGTCCAACTAATGCATTTAGTTCATGTGTTGAAAATGAATCTATTAAAAGGGAAGAAAGAATTCCAGAGCAAATACAAAATCTAAAAGCAAAGAGAAAATACAATGTAGATTTAAAAACTAAGATTGATGGAGCATTAGATCGGTTACCAAGTGATGAATTAAAATTAGTTGAGCTAAGATATTTCAGTAAAGATAAAAAACAATGGATAGAGATAGGCAATAAGTTGGGATTTGATAAAGACTATTGCACCAAATTAAGAAATAAGATAGTAGACAAGCTTAGTGAATTAATATATCCATAAAACAGTACAGTTCAATAACAGTTATATAACAGTTACAAAACAGTTATTGAACGATTTTACAGTGAAAATACATGCTATTATTGTATTATAGAAGAAAGCAAAGGGCACTTACTTATTAAATAGTAGGTGTCTATTTTAATGCATAATATTAGCTTATATAAAGCTTTTATTTTAAAAGGTAGAAGTACTTAAGGAGATAAATATAATTTAACAGTAGGGATAAGAGATAGGTAAAAACTAAATAATAATATAAATATAATAGTTCAAACAATATGAACATATGAATGAGAGGTGAATATATAATGTTAACTCAACAACAAAAGGAATGTATAGAATACTTATCAGTTGGAACTATGATTATACAAGAGATTGCAGATAAAATTGGTTGCACATCTAGAGTTATTTATAAGTGGAAGAACAATCAAGAATTTAAGGCGGAGCTTGACAAGTGTTCACATGAATTTCAATCTGGGATAATTGATGAAGCCAATAGCCTATTGGTTAATAAATTAGGTCAAGCAGTTAAGAACATATTAGATATAGCCAACGATAAGGATGCTAGTGAGAAGGTAAGGTTAGATGCCAACCAGTACCTCATTAATCGTATCTTAGGCAATACTACAACTAAGATAGAACAGACTAATATAGATACTATAGGCAAGAATACTGATGTAAATATAGATGATATGTTGAATGAGATCAAAGAAGACAATGTGATTCCACTTGCCAAATGATAGTATCGAAAAGTATACCTAATGATACTATTGATATAGCAACGTATTCAATGGGTTTGCAACCTATTAAATATTAATAAAAGGTATCAAAAATAAGTGTTGACATTATGAGACTATAAAGATATAATAAGAGTATGAAGAAAACCGGTGGGGGTAGGTTCTAATTATGAACCTTCATTTTTATCGTCGCTAGGCTCCATAAAATTTTATTATATTTTTAAATCGAAGGAGAGTGGTCAACATGTTATATTTTGCATATCATAGAACATCTACTACAGACCAACATTTAGATAGAGGCCTTACAGAAATAAATGAGTTCATTGCTAAGGAAGGAATTACATTGATAAATAAGATTTATACAGATCAATGTACTGGCAAGAATTTTGATAGACCTAATTATAAAAAGCTAATTGAAGATATGGATTTAATAAAACAAGCTAATCCAATAGAAGAAATAGCTTTAATTGTTACTGAATTAGATAGACTTGGTAGAAATAAGCAACTTACTCTAAAAGAGATTTCTATACTTAAAGATAAAGGTATAAGGCTGATGGTTTTAGAAATTCCAACAACATTAACTGATTATGCTACTTTTAAAGATAATAACATGGCCAAGATGATGATGGAAACAATTAATAATATGTTAGTTGAAATGTACGCATCCTTTGCTCAAGCTGAATTAGAAAAAAAAGAAAAAAGACAACGCGAAGGAATTTCAGCAAAAAAGGCCAGGGGTGAATGGGATGATTATGGAAGACCAAGAGCATTAGATTTTGAAAAATTCTCTAAGGCCTATAAAAGAGTTTTAGATGGTGAAATTAAACCTACTGAATGTATGAAACTTTTAGAAATGACTAAACCAACTTATTACAGATATGCTAAAGAGTATAGTGAAAAGGTTGGTATATGAGAATGAATAAAACATTAGTAAAAATGTTATTTGAATATAAAGATAAGCAATATAACATTGAAGATATAATCCCAGATTATTTAGAAGAAGAAGTAGCAATATATTTATATGATGATGGTAATTATTCAGATGATTCGACTAGAGCTGATTTAATTAGAAAGCAATATAGAAAAAATGAAATCCCGAATTTACCATTAGGTAGTGAGGAAATAGAATTAGTAAATATAGAAATAGAGTATCTATAACTAAGCACTTACAAATGTAGGTGCTTTTATCATGCAACAAAATATCCTAAAATTTTAAATTCATATAGAAAGGTGGTGTTATAGCAGCATGATATATTTTGACAATAAACAATTTGATACAGAAATTTTAAATTCATATAGAAAGGTGGTGTTATAGCAGCATGATATATTTTGACAATAAACAATTTGATACAGAAATTAAATATGAGATATATTTATTAAAAAATTATTTAACTAAACATTATGATGAAGATACTGCTATAGCTCTACTTAAAAATAATAATTCTGATCTTGACAAATTAGCAAAAGCTTTAAGCGAAATTGATATAGAATTCTTTTGTTTATACTTCATGAGTGATACTTTTGTAGTTAAAGACACTAATGTAGCTAGACAACTTTCAAAAGGCCATTATGAGTTATGGGATATTGCAAATGAGATATTTGTAGAAGATAAAAGAGACAAAGCTGCGATTATAGAACCAAGAGGATATGCAAAGACTACTATATTTGATATGGCTGTTAGTGTGTGGTTGCATTGTTATAAAAAATCTATATTTACTCTACTTGGTGCTAAAACTGATACAGATGCAACTCAATTCCTTGATTCTATTAAGAAAGTATTTAATGAAAATGAAAAAATAATTAAATGCTTTGGTAAATTAATAGATATTAAGGCAATGAAGGTAAATGGCGAAAGATATACTGTTAATGCGAATGAGGTTGAGTTTACTAATGGAACCTATATTAAAACCGTTGGTTCTGGAACATCTGTCAGAGGAGCCAATTGGGGAGGAATAAGACCAACAGTATTTATTGGTGATGACTTTCAAGATGAAAAGAATATCCTTACTGATGCAGCAAGAGATAAACAATATTCTAAATGGACTAAGGAAATTGAAGAGGTTGGAGATAAAGCAGTTTATAGAAAAGGTGTAAAAGTTAAAGCCGCTACCAAGATTATTGCTATCGGTAGAATAGTGCCGATGTAAAATCGAGTAAAATCGGTGAAGGCTAAGCAATATTTATAATTAATGAATAATATTTGATAAAACACTCAAAATGTGGTATAGTTAAAATGTAGTATTTTAGGGGGGGGTTGTCAAATGTTGATCAGTAAAAAAATAGAAATGGTTTGGTGTGGAGCGAATAAAAAATATTTCATTGATAAAGATTATAAATTTACTAAAATGGGTGAAAAATTTATTATAAACGTTACAGATTTAAAACCGAGAGCTAGTTTAGATGTTATTGTTAAATGCGATATATGTGGGGAAGAAAAAAAGACTAGATATTCTACATATACAAGAAGTAACGAATTAAATGGTGAATACAGATGCGATAAATGCTCTAGGATTAAAAAAGCTAAGTATACAGTGCACAGTATTGAAGAATATTTGAAAGAATATGGGTATGCTTTAGTAGATGATATGGGTTATCATAAAATGCACGATAAAATAAAAATGAGATGTTATAAAGGACATGAATATATAGCAGAGTTCAATTCTTTTAAAAGTGGGTATAGGTGTCCTCAATGTGAAAAGGAAAGATGGATGAAAGAAGGCAACCCAAGATATAATCCAAATTTATCGGAAGAAGAAAGAAAAGAAAATGAAAGCCGACATAGCGAATATAACTATAGAAGATGGTTTAAAAATGTATTCAAAAGAGATAGATATACTTGTTGTATATGTGGTGTAAAAGGTAAGGAAATGAACGCACATCACTTAAATGGGTTTAGTGAATTTAAGGAAGATAGATATAAAGTAGAAAATGGAGTTACTTTATGTAAAGAGTGTCATGTAGAATTTCACAAAATATATAGATATGGGAATAACACTAAAGAACAATTCTATAAATTTATAAATAATGTATGCTAATACCGAGGTAATTCTTTAGATTACGAAAGGCTAAAGAACACCGTAGAGCGTAGAGGGTGAATAAATATAATCCCTCCAAGAGTATTCGACAGCCTTTTGGTTGAAAATGTACGCCGAACTTATAGGAAACTATAAGAACATAGGGATAAAAAGCCTTATGGATAACAAATTGACTATATTGCATATTGATTGCCTTATGAGTAGATTAAGTAGAAATGGTGATTATTATACTATTTTAAGACGTGCTATAATTCTCGAAGCTGAACAAACTGTTGAGAGTATATTTGAAAGTGAACTATGGCTCCAATGTAAAGAGATTTATTTTAATGAAAAACTTAATAAAGATGAAAGAAAAGAGAAAGCAAAGCAATTCTATGAGGACCACAAAGAAGAAATGAAATTTGAAACCTGGTGGCCTGAAAAATGGGATTGCTTTAATGATTTAGCCATTAAATATTGGGAAAATCGTATAGCTTTTATGTCTGAGTTGATGAATGATGCCACAAGTATAGGTGAAAAATGGTTTAAATCTGTTTCTACAAGACCAAGTGCTGAGATTGAGGAATATACTTTTACTAAAACTATGCTTATTGTGGATCCAGCTTCAACTACTACTAAGAAAAGTGACTATACATTTATCGGTGCGGGTTCGGAAGCTACAAATGGATTCACTTATGTTCGTGATTTTATCATGAAAAGGCTTGAATATACTGAATACTGTAATAAAGTCATTGAAATGTTAGAAAAACATGATGATATAACACATATTAAGATAGAAAAAAACACATATCAGGGGGCAGATGTTACAAAAATCAAAGAATTGATTGCTAAGCATCCAAAACTTAAGTTTAAAAGATATGAGTTTATCAATGAAATGCAAAGAAGAAATAAAGATGAAAAAATTAGTACTGTTATCGATCCAGTAAACAATGGCCAGATCATATTAAATCAAGATTGCAAAGACTGTAAGGAAGTTGTAGATCAAATTAAAGACTTTCAAGGGCAATTATATACGTTGCATGATGATGCTATTGATGCTATCGCAGAATTACAGAATGCATTAAAAGAAATAAAAGTTGTAAGTAAAATAACTTTATTAGATAGAAAATTATTAGGAATTTAGGAGGTGAAACTATAATGGATAATGCATTAGTGCAGAGATACCATGATATATTTTTAGCAAATAGAAATAGATACTTGGAAATAGAATATTATTACAATGGTTTTACTGAAGCCTCTAGAGGATATAAGGAATTAGATGAAAGATCAAATTTGAAGGTTGGAGTTAATTTCTTAAAGAAATTTGTTAAAGAAGAAGTCAGTTATTCAGTTGGAAATGACATTAACTATATATCTAAAAGTGGCGATGGAGAAATTATAAAGGTTATAGATGATAATTTTCAAAATCTAAGTACTCAACATGATATTGAGTTAATGAAAACCATGCTTAAATTTAATCGAGCATTTGAACTTTTCTATATAAATGATGATGGGGAATTTAAAAGCAAGGTAATTTCTCCACTTGAAGGATTTCTTATTAGAGAAAATAATGAAATAGTAGGCTTTGGCAGGGAATATGTAGTAAGAGGTGAAGAAGACGTAACTTGGATTGACGTTTATACCAAAGAAGATATAAAACATTATAAAGTCGGTGAAGAATATGAAGAAGCGGAAGATGTTCAGCCTAACGTATTTGGTTTTGTTCCAGTAGGTGTTGCTAGATTAGGACTTGAAGAACATCACTGGTGCGGTTTAGTTGATACAGGAATTTGGGATGATGGAATTTATGATACACTTTGGAATGATATCAAAGGATTGCAAGATGCGTATGAAACCAACTTATCAGACTTAACCAATGAAATTAGTGATTTTAGAAATGCTTATTTAGTAGTTGCAGGAGCAGAATTAGATGAACCTACAGCAGCCCAAATGAAGAAAAAAGGTATTCTTAACTCAACAGATGCCAATGCAAAGTTTGAATGGTTGATCAAAAAACTTGATAGTAGCTTTATTCAAGAAAATTTACAAACTTTAGAAGATAAGATGTACCAAATTTCTCAACATATTAATCATAATGAAAAGTTGCATAGTAATTTAAGCGGCGTAAGCTTGAGATCAAGGCTTATATCGCTTGAAGAAAAATGTAAACTTAATCAAAGAGCCTTAACTGATTGTATAAGAGTCAGATTAAAGGCTTTATTTACGTGGTGGAACACATTAAAAGGGACTAATCTTGATTGGAAAGATATTAAGGTTAAATTCACACCGAATATTCCTCAAGACGATTTAACAAACTCTCAGATCATTCAGCAATTAGGGGATAAATTATCATTGGAAACAGCATTATCTCTGTTAAGTTTCGTTGAAAATCCAAATCTAGAAGCCCAAAAAGCTAAAAGGGAGCAGCAAGAAGCAATGCTAGAAACTAATTTAGATAATATCGATACAAATAGCAATAAAGATGATATTAATCCCACTACAGGCAATGTTAAGGTAAATAATCATGAGTAAACTTACGAAAGGCCAACAATTCTTTAGTGATAGGTCCCTAGAATTTGCTCAAGAAATTTATAATCAAAATGAAAGTAAAATAAATGATATTTTAAAGGACCAAAAGAGTAACAGGGATGAAATTTTAACCCAAATAGCAAAGATATTATTATCCTACAATATATCAAATAATGTTTTATCTCTTAATGCAGCAGAAAAAGCAAAATTATATTCACAATTAAGTGATTTAATAACAGAAAAGATTAAATCAGAACTTAAAAATGAAACTGAAGCCACTAAAGGAATATTAACTGATGTTGCTAATGATAAATATGATACCAATAATTATATTTATAGCTTAGGTAAGGATTTTAATATAACTCAGTTAGATGATAAACAGCTAGATGAAGTTGTAAATAAGAAACTAAAAAGTGAACTGTGGTCTGATAGAATATATGCAAATAAAAATGCTATTGCCAAGGATTTAAAACTACAAGTTAAAAAGTTCTTAAAAGGTGATATCAATGTAAATGATATTGAAAATGTTATTAAAACTAAATATAACGTTAATGCTACTAATGCAAGCAGATTAGTAAATACAGAAATAACTAGAGTTCAATCTGACGCTAATGAGATTTGGGCACAAGAGCATGATATAAAATACCAAATGTTTATGGCCACCTTAGATATTAGGACAAGCCAAATATGTCGTGAACATGACGGAAAGGTTTATGCTGTAGATGATCCTGATAAACCAATTCCGCCATTACATCCTAATTGCAGGTCAGTGCTTGTGAATTTACCCGATAAGGATTGGCGGCCTAAAATGCGACTTGATAATGAAACTAAGCAGAATATTGATTGGCAAAGTTATCAAGAATGGCATAAAAATTATGTAGAAAATAATCCTGAAAGACTTGCCAATGAAAAAATGATTAAAAATAAATCATCTGACAATAAATTATATGAGAAATATAAAAATATTTTAGGAAAAGAAATGCCTAAAACATTGGCAGATTTCCAAAAGTTAAAGTATAATAATAGTAATGAGTGGGATTTACTAAAAGACTATGTAAAATCAAGATCAAATAATATGATATCAGCATTTAATTCTTTTGATGATTACAAAAAATATAAAAATTTAATTGAAAATAAAATAGTAGGATTAACAACATCAAATGGAATTAAAATAACTGGACAGAGTAAACATTTTATAGAAAGGGCATTGGGGACAACAGAAGATCCTCATACTGGTAGACCTAGAAGCGGAGTTGAAATAAATCATATTAAAGATGCCATTCAAAATGGAAGTATACGAACTAGGAAAAATGATCCAGATAGCATAAAATTTATTACTGAAAAATGTATAGTATCAATAAATCCAAACACTGGACTTTTAATTCAAGTTAATCCACAATAAAAATTAAGGAGGGGTTCTTGTGAAATTTAAATTAAATAAGAGTATTTTCGATATTTTAAAGAATAATGTAGTAGATACTTTGGAATATCTACAGGATTTAAATGAAGATAATGAGAAAGTAACTTTTGTTATAAAAGATGAAGATGTGCAAGAAGTTCAATTATTGATAAATGACGAGATAGTTCTTCATGGTATGGATAATCAGCAAAAGGTAAATGAGTTAGGTTTAAAATTATATAAATTGTATGATGAAATTTTATACCAAAAGAATAATCAATAAATTGGCACTTACTTAAGTAAAATTAGTAGGTGCTTTTATTATGCCTAAAATTAGGGAGGGATTCTATGCTGAAGAAAGCTAATAAACATCCAGAGTTTAATTTACAAAAATCTATTTCTAAGAATGGTAAGAAGTATGGTGTCGGTGTGGGGAAAGATGATGATGGTTATTTTGTTCATACGCACAGGGCGCGAAGCAAAAGCTATGCAAGTAAAAAAGATATCTCTGCTAAAGATTTAAAATTCATAGAGAGTACTGGCTAAAATCTAATCAACATTGAGAGAGGTTAAGGTGATCTAATTAATCTCGTGAGAGTCTAACGTTATAGGCTTATTTTTATGTGTAAATTTAGGAGGAATGTATAAATGGATAAGTATATTGGAACAAAATTAGTAGAAGCAAAAGAAATGAATTTAGGAGATTATAATAAATTCAAAGGTTGGACTATTCCAGAAAATGAAAATCCTAAAACAGAAGGATATATGGTGAAATACTCAGATGATTATATTTCATGGTGTCCTAAGGAACAATTTGAAAAGAATAATTTGAAAGTTAGTGAAAATAAAAATTTACCTAGTGGCGTATCAATAGGACAGGAAATGGTTGAGGATTTTATTAAAGAAAAGTATGTGTCTACTATAGGAGATAAAACAACATTGGTAAGAGTAGTTCTCGCAAATGGTTTTGAAATTATTGAAAGTTCAGCATGTGTAGATAAAGCTAATTATAGTGAGGAAATAGGTGCAGAGTGTTGCATGGATAAGATTAAGGATAAGATACGGATGTTGTTAGGTTTCTTATTACAAACTGCATTTAAAGGTATTAAATAAGGAGGAATTAAAATAATGAAAGAATCAAGTACAATTCAAAAAAGAGAAAAACTAAACCACGTATTTTCAACAGATGAAGAAGGTCCAGGAGGCGCACATCATAAATATAAAATTGAATATGAATTATTTCCAGTAGGAAAACCTAAAGAGACTCATGTTCTTGCAGGGATTCAATTTCAAAAAGGTCCAAGAAAAGAAGAAGGTTCAATTCATGGTGTAATTGATACTGATTTACTAGAAATAGTAAGAGACAGATTAAAGTCTTTTCAGTCTGGCCCATTTTCAAGTAGAGAAAATGCGTGTGCATTAACCCATATTGAAGAAGCTTTAATGTGGATGAACAGAAGAGTTGAAGATAGAATTGAGAGGGATGTATTGGGAAAGAATGAAAAATAATTAAGTCTTAGAAATAAGGCTTATCATTATTCAATCCAGAAGAATTAGACAGAGCTGAACTAATTGTTGAAATTTTGAAGACAATAACAATTAGTTCAGCAAAGGAGTTACTTAGCAGAATATCAATTGACAAAAATTTAATCTAATTTTTTCATAATTTCATGATATGCGTCTTGATAATTTGCCAATAAATCAGATATGCATTTTTGAAAACCCATAACTTGGTATTCTGGTCTATTGGTCTCAACAAATTCTTTGGCAGCTAGTAAAGCTAAGTCATGAGATATTTGTTTTTTTTGCTCATCAGTCATAAATAACATCCCCTTTCAACAAAATTCTACCACAGTTGAAAGAATTAAACAAAACTCTAAAGTCTTAGTAATAAGGCTTATTTTTATGTCTTTAAGCAATAGGCGTTAAACAGGCTCAACCATTTTGTGGACAATCTTTGTGTATAAGGTGTAATCGCATTATAAAATAAAAAATTCATGTTCTAGGGCACGTATGGTGGTCTAGGGGATAGGAGAATTATATGAATAAAACAGAATTACTAAAACTTATTGAAAATATTGGTGATGAAGATTCAGTTGATGAAGTCTTATCAGAAAGTGATTTTGTAAAGGCACTTAAAAATAGTGGCTTAACTTTAGAAGCTTTCAAAGGGAAATTAACCGATCCGGACTTTAAATCTTTTCTAGATTCAGCAAAGGATACTCATTTCAATTCAGCATTGGACACATGGAAAAGCAATAATTTAGACAAAATTGTTCAAGCAGAAATGCTAAAGAAAAACCCAAACAAAACACCGGAGCAATTGCAAATAGAAGATTTAACTAGAAAGTTTGAAGAAGAACAACAACAAAGAAAAATTTCAGAACAGAAGTCTAAATTAAAAGACGAGCTTAGAGATCAAGAAGTTGATCCTAGAATTATTGATTTATTAATCAGTAATGATGAAACAGTTACTAAGGCAAACATTGATTTGTACTTAGATGCAAACACCAAAACAGTAAATAAAAAAGTTCAAAAAGAAGTAGAAGATAGATTGAAAGCAGGGCAATATACCCCTCCGGGAAGTGATGCAGAAAAAGCTTCACAATTGGAGAAGCAAATAAATGGTGCTTTTGGTCTTAAATAATAAGGAGGAATTAAATTATGGCAATTAACACTATTCAATATGCAACGCTCTTTCAAAAAGCACTAGACAAGCAAATGGTAGCAGCAGCTACAAGTGGATGGATGGAAGCAAATGCAGGACAAGTTATCTACAATGGTGGTAATACAATAAAAATCCCTAAATTAAGTATGGATGGATTAGGAAATTATGATAGATCACAAGGATATACTGGTGGTTCTGTTACTTTTGGATACGAAACTAAAACTTTAACACAAGACAGATCAAGAAGTTTTATGATTGACAGTCAAGACGTTGACGAAACTAATTTCGGTTTAACAGCCGGGACAATTATGAGTGAGTTCCAAAGAACACAAGTTGCACCGGAAATTGATGCTTATAGATATTCAAGTTTAGCGACTCAATTTATTACAGCAGGACAAGCAAGTTTCGGTTTTGCACCTACAACAGCTACAGCGGATACAGTTTTAGGAACCCTTAAAGGAGACCTTGACGCTATTAGAAATAATATTGGAGATGCGGATTTTGTAGTTAACATTTCAAGAACGGTATTAAGCCTTTTAGAAATGGGAACTAGAGGTATAGGTTTAGAAAAAGTTGCGTTTATAATTGAAAATGGAGATACAGCGATTGAAACTCAAGTAAGTTCAATAGATGGAGTTCCGTTATTACCAGTCCCAAGTGCAAGACTTAAAACAGCATATGTATTCAATGATGGTGCAACAACTGGTCAAACAACAGGAGGATTCACACCAGCTTCAACAGCAAAAGACGTTAACTGGTTAATTATGCCTAGAACAGCACCTATTGCAATTAGTAAACAAGAAGCACCAAAAATAATTGACCCAACTATTAACCAAGATGCCGACGCATGGAAAATAGCTTACAGAAAATATCACGATATTTGGGTAATGGATAACAAGTTAGTAGCTTGTTATGCAAACTTAGTACAAGCTAATTCTTAATTGAAAGGGTGACGTTAAATGATAGAACTAAAGAGATTTAATGTCCATAGAATAGTTGACTCTTTGGAAAAAGCTAAAAAGCTTATTTCCGAAGGTTTTACTGTTCTTAAGGACGAAGAAAATATTTTGGGGAAGCAAGGGCAGCAACAAGAAACTGTTGATTATAGCAGTATGACAGTAGATCAACTTAAAGAATTATGCAAGGTAAATAATTTAGAAGGTTATAGTAATTTAGCAAAGGATGATTTGATTAAATTTATTCAAGAAAATATTAAAAAGTAGGTGTTAGGTATGACACTAGATGAAAAATTAGCAGCTTTATTTCCAGATGTAGATTCTAATACAATGTTAATTTATAGATGTATGGCAGATGATGCAATTAAATATTACATGAATATTGATCCCACAACCACAAGCGATACAATTGAATCAACATATGAAAGTGCTGTATTGCAACTAATAAGTAATAAAATAAAATTTGACGATATGGATGGTATTAAAGCGTGTACAGTATCCAGTACGAGTGTAACATATGCGGATAACAAAGGACTTAGCGTTACAGATGATGTTAAAGCTTTATTACCTAGACCATATGTAAGACTTTTAGGGTAGGTGATTTTATGAAAATGAAATTTCCGAAATTCTTATTAAATAAACAAATACAAGTATATAGTACAACATTAGGTGAAGATGGAATTGACGAAACTCTATTGTATGATGGTATGTGTATTTATAATGAAAAAAGCAGACAGACTTTAAATGCAGAAAGGCAACTTATAACTCTAAGTGGTAGCATAGTTATTCAAGGCGATATTTCTCCGGATAAATTAATTGTAGGTTATGTTCAAATAGGCAATATTAAAAGAGATATCTTTAGGACAGCTAGGCCAAGAAATAGTGATGGTTCAGTATTCAGTACAGAATTGGATTTGAGTTAATGAGTATAAAAGCAACAGTAAAACTTGATTATTCCAAGATCAATAAGTTAGTGGAATCCAGTAAAGAAGCTTTTAAATTAACGGTTGAAGATGTTTTAAAAGACATTAAAGATAGCATGGTTGTGCCTAAAGATACTGGAAATCTTGAAAATAGTGGAGAGATAGACTTTTCACAGATTGAAAATTTAATTGCATCAATTGTTTTTGATACACCATATGCACATAGACTCTATTTTCATCCGGAATATAATTTCAAAACTGATAAAAACGCAAATGCACAAGGGAGATGGATGGATATGTATATAGATGGTGATAAAAATAATTTTATCAAAGAAACATACTCTAAGTACTTAAAAGAGCTTAGTAAGGGGATGATAACATAAATGTTACTAAGTGAAGTTAAAGACTATTTAAAAACAGTAATTGATAGTCCTCAATGGTACAGTGGAAAAATTGATGGAACAGTTGAACAATGTATAGGAATATACAGCAGACAAGGGAAATCACCAAACATAGCTTTAGGAGGATTAACTAATACAAGTTATTCAACTAAGGCTATTTCTATTTTGGTTCATTGGGGCAAAAATTCCAGTATAGCAGAACAACAGGCACAAGAAGTATATAACGCCTTGTTTGGTCAAGGTGCTGTTATAGGAGGTAAGAGAGTAATAAAGTTCGATATGAAAGATTCTGAGCCTATAGGCGTTGGAACTGATACAAACGGATTTTATGAATATGTAATAGATACAATAATTTATTTTGAAAGGTAGGTAATGTTAAATGGGTTTTAGCGGAGTTTTTCCAGTCTATAATATAATTTTTAAAATTGGAACTAAGGGTACAACAAGTATAGCTGCAGACATGGCTACAATTGCAGACATGGAACAATTTACAATGAAAATAAGTGGCAAGACAGATGATTGGACTCCAATGACTACAAGTGGTTGGGCAAGATCATTAATGACAGAAAAAAGTTTTACTATAAGCTTAAAAGGAAAAAGAAATGTAGGAGATCCAGGTAATGATTATGTAGCAGTTACCGCATGGGCTGATGGACTTGATTGTTCTTCAATTGCAGAAATAGACTTCCCAGATGGTTCAAAACTTACATTTAATTGTGTAATTGATGTTCAAAACGCTGGTGGAGACGCTAGCACAAAAGTTGCACCTTTAGAATTTGATTTAAAATCTGATGGAAAACCAACATTTACAGCAGCACCAACAGTATAGGAGGAATTATAAATGGGAAAAAGATATAATATAATAGATAAAATTACCAATGGAATGCAAAAACCAACTGTACAAATTGATACAGAACATGAATTTAAGATTAATAACAGCTTTCCAGCAGCAATGGCAATTAAAGCATATACAGAAGATAAAAAGTTGGATGAAAAACAAAAAATTGAGAAGATTCTAGGTACTGCATTGGATAAGGAAGCTAATGATTATATTAAAAGTCTTGAACTTCCATTATCAATATACGTGACTATAGTTAACGTAATTATGGCATCTTTAAATGATATGGATTTAGAAGAAATAGAAAAGTTAGCAGAGGAAAAGAAAAAAATGCCCAGCGAACAATAAATGGTATGACTTATATGACGATTGGGACTTAATAGAAGCATCTTTTGCAATGCAATACAATATAAGACTCAGAGAAGAGAATGATATGACTTTTAGCGAGTTTTCTACTCTTCTTACGGGTATAATGCCTAAAACTCCATTAGGACAAATTGTAAGCATAAGGGCAGAAGAAGATAAAGATATGCTTAAGAATTTTACTAAAGATCAACATCAGATTAGAGATGATTGGAGAAATAGAAATAATCCAATCAAAGAAATGACAGATGAAGAAAAAGCAGAAAAGATAATGGAAGTGCAAAATCTATTTGCAAAAGCTTTTGCATAGGATATTATTATATTAATTAGGAATTTATTGGAGGAATTAATATGAAGTGTCCTAAATGTGGAAGTGTAAATATAAATGTAGTTCTTGAACAAGCAAGTTCAAAAACAAAAAGTAGGAATATGGGCTGTTTATGGTCAATTGGTAGATTGTTTCTAATACTCTGCACTTGTGGATTATGGCTAATAATAGGGGCAAGAATAGGAACACATAAGACAAAATATAATAATAGAAAAGTAGCATTATGTCAAAATTGTGGACGTAAATGGTACATATAAAATATGCTTTCAATTTAAAGCACTTAGAATAAAATTTCTAGGTGCTTTTTCTTATGAAGAAAGGAGGAAAATATGAGTGATGATAATAGTGTAGGGAAAATTACGCTTGATTTAGAGGTTACGAGTGATTTACAAAATCAGATTAATAAAGTTAGTGAAACTTTAGGAAAAAACCTCAAAGAAAGCATGGATTCGGCTACTAAAGGTATGTTTGACAATATGAAAAACAGTATGGACAATAACATAAAATCCATGAATGATTCTCTTAAAAATGGTTTGGGTAAAATGAAGGATAACATTAAAAATACTTTAGGCGGTATATTTTTATCAGCAAAGAATATTAAACCTCCTAAAGTTGATTTTCCCAAAACAGATATATCAAAACCAGTAACCAATTCTACTACAAGTACACCAGTAACACGACCTCCACCGAATTTTAATAGTGAATTAATAAAAACACAAATGGAAAATCTTAATGCTACATTAGACAATACTAATTCTAAGATAGATTTTCAAAAGGAAAAACTTGAAGGTTTAAGAGAAGAATATAATAGAACTTTTAATGAAACTAGAAAAAATGAATTAGCAGAACAAATTTTAAATACAGAAGGTAAAATTAATAGTTTGACCAGTGCATCAGATAGATATGGATTTAAACTTGCAGATTTAGATGAAAAGTTAGCGTCCTTCGCAGCAGCAGAAGAAGAGGCATCATCAGCCAATAGAAATTTAGAAGAAAAACTAACAGAAACAGGAGAAAAAGCCGAATCAACAGGAAATAAAATTAGTAGGCTATCTGAAATAACAAAATCCTTCACAAGTGGAGCAAACAGTTCATTCGGTGTACTTAAAAAACTAGGAGATCAGTTTAAAAGCCTAGGTTCAAGCACTAATGAAACAAATAAAGGATTTAGCTTATTTGGTTTGAGTTTAGATTCAATTATGAAACGAATGATGATGTCAATAGTCATAATGCAACTTGCAAGAAACGGAATTACTGCTTTAGGCAAAGGACTTTTAGACGACTTAAAAACAAATCAACAGTTTGCAACTTCACTTGCACAAGTTAAAACTAATTTAGAAGTTGCATTTACCCCTATATTTTATGCTATTCTACCAGCAATTAATGCTTTTATGAGTGCTTTAGCAACGCTAACAACTTATATTGCTTCATTTATTAGTACTATTTTTGGAAAGACATATCAACAAAGTTATCAAGCAACTCAGGGACTTATAGATGCTAAAAACGCTATGGGTGATTATGGAAATAGTGCAGAAAAGGCAGCAAAACAAGTTAAAGGACTAGCCGGAATTGATGAAATTAATAATTTAAATAAAAGTAATAGCAGTGATTCATCAAGTGCTTCAAAAGTACCAGCATTAACGCAACCAAGTTTAGATACATCAGCAGTAGATTCTCAAATGAGTACATTGGCGGATAAGATCAAAAAAATATTCGGCGAAATATTTGATCCAATGAAAGAAGCATGGGACAATCAAGGTAAGGCTACTATTGATGCTTTAAAATCAGCCTTAGATGATATTTGGCAATTAATGAAAGGCATAGGACAAACGTTTTTAGATATTTGGGATAATGGAACAGGTTTAAAAGTTTGTACAGATATCCTAAAGTTATTTCAGACCATATTTGGAATAATTGGAGATATAGCAGGAGCATTTAAAACAGCGTGGGATACAGGCGGTTTAGGAACAGCTCTAGTACAATCTATATTTGATGCACTAGATGCAGTTTTGCAACTTTTAAACACTATAGGAACAACTTTTAGGGACGTTTGGAATGGCGGTCTAGGTGTTGAAATTTGCACTAATATACTAGAGATATTAAAAAATATATTTATTATAATTGGTCAAGTCGCTACTTCATTTAAAAATGCATGGGATAGTGGTTTAGGAGTTCAAATAGTAACAGACATTTTAAATCTTTTAAATGGTTGTTTGAGAATAATAAAAGATATTACAAGCTCATTCTCTAAAGCGTGGGTAACAAATGGTGATACTATTTGTAAAGGTATATTGCTTATTTTAGATAATATAATTGGAACTGTTAGTGATATTGCCAATAAATGGTCTACTGCTTGGGAGAGTAATGGCAATGGTGATAAATTGATGGACAGTTTACTATCAACATTAGGCAAAATATTAACAACTATCGGTGATATAGGTACAGGCATAAGGGATAGTTTAGGGAAAGTAGCAGATGAAATTTTCCCTACAATAATTCAATTTGCAACTAATACTTCAACTGGTTTAGGTAATATTACAGATGGTTTTAAGCTCATTTGGGACAATGGCGGCAAGCACTTATTTGATGGGATAGTTCAATTGATAGCAAAGATTGCAGAACTAATTTTAAAAATTAGTGGTCAAGCATTTGAAGATTTTACTAATATCTTCAAAGATTTATCACCGGCAATCGGAAAAGTAAGTGATGTATTAGGAACTCTATGTGATTGGTTAGGAAAATTGATTGATAAAATAAATGAAAATAAACCATTACTAGATGGACTTGAAAGTGCATTTGCCGGAATTGGAACAGCTTTAGCGGGAGCTAAAATTGCAGAAACCATTGCCGGGCTAGTACCCGCATTTCAAACTCTTGGTAAAGCAATAGCGTTTGTTTTTTCAGATGGTGCAATTGCGGGACTATTGGATATTGGTGGAGCAATAGTAGCAGCTATAGGCGGTTGGCCAATACTAATTGGAGCTGCTATTATAGCGGTTGGTGTTGAAATATATAAACATTGGGATGAAATATCAGCAAAAACAGCCGAAATTTGGAATGGCATTAAAGATTTCTTTTCGCAATGGGGAACTGATCTATTAGCATTGGTTACAGGCGGTCCAGTAGCATTAGTTGTTACTGAAATAGGCAAACATTGGGATGATATAAGTGCATACGTTGTTGAAGTATGGAACAATATTAAAACATGGTTAGGTACTACGTGGGATGATTTACAAAATACAGTATCTACTACATGGGACAATTTCACAACAACAATATCAAAAGGTTGGAATGACGTTAAAGATAATACAGCAACAACATGGGACACCATCACAACGGATTTATCTACAGCATGGGATAATATTACAACAAATTCGAGTACCACATGGGATAATATAAAACAATATATTGCTACAAAGTGGACAGAAGTAAATTCAGATGCACCTGCTTTATGGGATACAATAAAAACTACATTGTCAGACAAATGGAACGAAATTTCAACCGATTCTCAAACTATTTGGAACAACGTAACTGATTTTATTAGTAATACATTTAGCACGAATTGGAGTAATGCGTGGGATGGAATACAAGATACTTTTAAAAAGGTGTGGGAGTCGTTTGAAGATATTGCGAAAGCGCCTATAAACGGAATAATAGCTTTAATGAATGGATTGATTACAGGAATTAATACAGCTATAAAAGCACTAGATAGTATACACATTGATATTCCGGATTGGATTCCGGATATTGGAGGTAAAAGTTTTAGTCTAAATTTAAGTCCAATAGGCACAATACCAGCATTGGCAACTGGTGGTATAATTGATAGTCCAACATTAGCAATGGTTGGTGAAGCAGGGAAAGAAGCAGTAATGCCACTTGAAAATAATACTGGTTGGATTTCCGACTTAGCAGGACAAATTGCATCAAAAATAGGTGGAACTAATTCTAATTCAAGTACAACAGAACAAAGCGGTGACTTAATACTTATGATAGATGGTTCTGTTATAGGCAAAGTTGCGTTAAATCAACTTAGAAAAATGCAAAGACAAGGAAGTGTTACTTTAATACCAACTTAAAAGGAGGAGATATATTGCTTCAAATAAATAGTACAGAAGTCGTTGATCCTAGTACGTATCAAGTTACAATATCAGATATAGATGCAGATTCAAACAGAAATGCAAACGGAGAACTTCTAAGGGATAGAATTGCAGTTAAAAGAAAACTAAGTCTTGAATTTGGACCACTAACTCAAGATGAAATTTCCACACTTTTAAATGCAATTACAGATATATTTTTTGATGTTACTTTTTTTGATCCAGCGGAAGGATCAGTTACAAAAACAATGTACGTTGGAGACAGAACCGCACCAGCATACTGTTATGATTCAACAAGCGGTGAAATGAAATGGAAAAGTTTAAAAATGGATTTTATTGAACAATAATAGAAAGAAGGATGATTAAATATGTTAAAAACAACTAAAAATATTACATTAGTAGGACAATCTTTAATTGCCAATGCACAAGTAATTTATATGAATGCTAGTATAAGTGCAGATGGAAGCACCAATGCAAACATTAATACTTCAATTACTAATCAAACAGTTTATGAAGCTAATAAGACAGAGTGTAGAAAAGATATATCAGATTTTCAAACAGCAGTTTATGCAGCACAAGACGAAGCAACAACCGCTACTTCAACAACTGCAAACACAACAACGGCAACTTCAAGTACAACAACAGCTTAATCAAAGGCACTCTTAATTGAGTGCCTTATTTATGAAAGAGGGATGATTATTAATGAAAATGACAAATAGAGAGCTACAAAGCAAGGTTCAAATATTAAGTATGATTTCAAATAAGCAATTACCAATAAAGGTGAGTTACTCTATAGCGAAGAATATTAACTCTATAAATAAAGAATTAGCAATAGTTGAATCAGAAAAACAAAAATTAATCAAAGAATATGCTTTAAAAGATGAGCATGGAAACCTTAGAGTAGCAAATAATAAAATTTTATTTCCAAGTATCGAAAAAGAAAATGAATGTAATGGAAAATACAATGAATTATTAGATATTGAAGTTGATATTGAGTTAAGAGTGATAAATGCTATTGATTTATTCAAATCTAATGTTGAATTTTCACCTTCAGAATTAATGGAACTTGATTTCTTCATAGTAGAATAATTTAATATTTTATTTTAAATGAAGGGAGGTTTGGGATGTACGGCACATCAGCCAACTATAAAACATATATCAAAAAACCTTCAAGAATTTTTGATTGCGAAGTCGTTATAGGAAGTAGAACATTTACAAATAGTGATATTATTCAAATAGTTCCGGAGATTGTGCAGCCTAGTGATGGCTTTTCTATAGGTAATACAGTATCACAAAGTATAGATATAACATTAAGGAATGATGGTGGAGTTTATGCAAGTGTTGGAGAAATAGATGTTCAAATAGGGCTTAATACAGGTAGTTCATTTGAATATATACCTATAGGTGTATTCAATATAGACAGCGTAACCAAAACCGATTATACGGTTCAATTAACTTGCTACGATAATATGATTAAGTTTGAAACTAGTTATTCATCAAGTTTAGGAGATACACCAACATTACAACAAGTAGTGGATGAACTAGCAAATATTACAGGCGTAGAATTTACTGGAACATTACCAAGCTATACAGTAACAAAATTGTCAGGATATACTTGTAGAGAAGTTTTGGCTTATGTTGCTAGTGTATGCGGTGGAAATGCTTATATTACACGTGATGGGAAATTCACTATAGTTTATGCAGCCGAAGTTGATTGCACTATTACAGCAGACAATTATATCAATACTGGTTACACTATTGAAGATTCAACTTATACCATTGGCATGGTTACTTGTCAAAATACAACTACTTCATCAAGTATCACTTCTTATGATAGCTCAACAGATACAAATTGTATAAGTGTAGGTTCTTTAACAAGTGATACAATGGAACTTACTTTTGCCAATCCGTGGGTAACTGCTTCTATATTGAATGATATTTACAATAAGCTAAATGGATTTAGTTATTTGGGTTATGATTTGCAATGGCAAGGTGATTTAAGTTTAGACGCTGGGGATATAATTACGATAATTGATGATAAGAATGTAACAAGAACAGCGTATGTATTTGCCAATACACTCACTTATACTGGTGGATTGGTTGCGGAAACATCATCAACAGGCGAAACTAAGTCTTATAATTCTTTTAGTCCTAGCGGTTCAAATAGCCAAGATATATCAAGATTATCCGTTCAATTGCTTATAGCACAAGAAGCTATTATAACCAAGGCCAATATATCAGATTTAGAAGCGAACAATGCAGAAATTGAAAATTTAAACGCATCAGTAGCAACGATAAATACCGCATTAATTGATTGTGCTACAATAGACCAATTAAACGCTACTAATGCTAATATAGGCACTTTGAATGCATCAGTAGCAAATATTGATAGCGCATTAATCAATAAAGCTAATGTAGCAGATTTAACCGTAACAAATGCAACAGTAGCAAATTTAAATGCAACAGTAGCAAATATACAATCTCTTGTAAACGGAAATCTAACAAGTGCTAATATTCAATCTTTAATTCTAACAAGTAGTAAAGTGACTGTTGATGATGGTTTTATTACAAATGCTATGATTGAAAATTTAGATGTAGATAAAATAAATGCAGGAACTTTAAACACTAACAAAATAAGCGTTTCGTCTAGTGATGGCAGCTTAATCATTGCAGGAGCTACACAACAATTTAAAGATAGTTCCGGATACGTTAGATTGCAGTTAGGACAGGATGCAGAAGGAAATTTTGATTTCATTTTAACAGCATCAGATGGAACTACCACATTAATTGATGGAACAGGGGTTCACGCAAATGCTATTGCAGATAAATTAATTAAAACAAACATGGTTGCAGACCAAGCTATTACAAACGAGCAGATTAATTATAGTAGTTTTGCAACTGGATTTAATGCAAGTACTAACACTAATTATATAAATGCCAGCCATGTTCAAGTGGATTTAACAGGCCAGACTTTAGATATTTCTTTTAGCAATTTAAATACTACGGTAAATGGATTGGAAACAACAACTAGTAGCAATACAACTTCCATAAGTGCTATACAAGGTCAAATAAGCACTTTAATTTCTAACACTACTATTACAACAGGAGGAACTACAACACAGCTTATAGATGCCTATAATGGTACGGTTGATACTATAAACTCTATGCAAACAACTATAGGACAGCATACAAGCACATTATATACTCAAAGCGGTGAAATAAGTAGTGTCTCAAGTCAAGTTACATCAATACAAGCAGATTTGGACAGTATTGAGCTTAGTATTTCTAGTGCACAAACAACTCTAACCTCAAATAGTTCACAATTGGCATCATTGCAATTAAGCGTAAATGGAATAAACACTAGAGTAGAAACAACTGAAACTTCTATTTCAAATTTGCAGGTGGGCGGCAGAAATTATATTTTGGCAAGTGACTTTCAAGATGATATATACACTAATTATTGGACTTTGACGAGTCTTTATGATATCGAAACATATACCTATAATAATTATACTTATAATTCCTTAATTTGCGACAATACAAGCGATATATGGAGCGAAATAGGTCAATGTATAGATTCGCTAACATCTAACACAACTTACACCTTTAGTGCTATGTGCTATGGTGAAATGACAATTTCAATTTGTCAAATAATTTATGATCCAACTTTAAATAGTAATAATTATATTTATAGTGAGTTAGATGTATCGAATACAGATTACACAAAAGAAATACTAACATTTACTACAAGTGCTAATGTTAGATATGGATATCTAAATATTGCAACGCCTAGAGATACAACATCAAAGATTGCATTATTGAAACTTGAACAAGGGAATGTTGCTACAGATTGGTCACCAGCACCGGAGGATACAACCCAAAGTATTACAAGTGCAGTATCACAAATAAACCAAACCACCGATTCAATAACTTTAAGCGTTTCTAGTTTGCAAAGTAGCGTCTCATCAATAAACAATACAACGTCATTACTACAGACAAGTATAAATGGTATAAATGCAAGCATAACAACATTAAATTCTAACGTGACGGCTAATGACACTAATGTTTCAAGTTTACAAAGTTCTATTTCAATACTACAAGGTCAAATAACTTTAAAAGTAGAGCAATCCAATATTGACACAGCGGTTACTACTATAAATGGACAAATTGCATCTACTAATACAACTATAAGTAGTTTACAATCACAAATAACTATTCAAGCAGGGCAGATAAGTAGTAAAGTGAGTTCCAATGATGTTGGTACAATAATAAGTCAATCACCAACTCAAGTAATGACAGCATTTAATAATATAACAAGTTATTTTCAAGTTAATTCAAGTGGTGCAACTTTTGGTAATACGTCAAGTGGAGATTATACAACCGTAGGAAGTGGTGGTATGCAACATCATATAGGTGGTGCTAATTATGATTATATGTATATAGTTTATTCACAAAACGTCACAATGACAATTCCTAGTGGTTCAAGTTCTACAAATGCAACTTTTAGCTTCGATAGTACATTGCTTACTCTTTTAAATGGTAGAATACCAAAGGCGGTAATAATTACATCTGTAATTGATGGTGGAAATTCCACTTATTATGGTTATCAAACTTTTGGGAAAAATACAGCAGCATGGTGTAGTGGAATTACAACTAATACATTCATACTAACAGGGTTTGCCTCATATACACAAATAAATTACTTATCTCCCGTAAATTCTGGATGTTTAGATTGGAAAAACGCTCAAGGTGGCACAACTTTAGAGATTAATGTTCTTATATTAGCATAAAGGAGGGAATAAATGAGTAGATTAATAAGTTTAAACCTAGATGTAAACAGCAGAAAACCAACACAATTTCAAGATTTAGTAAAAATCGGTGATGACTTATCTTTAAGTATCACCGTTTTTAATGGATCAAATTCCTACGATTTTACAAATGAATCAGTTAGCGTATTTCTAAAAAAAGCAGATAACACAAAAGTCCAACAAACTTTAACTATTAGTGGAAATGTAGTTAGTTGCGCAACATTAGATGCACAAGCAAGTACCTATGTTGG